AAGGCGCGGTTAATGTTGCCGATGTCAGCTTGGTGGGTCTTAGCCTCAACGCCCATCAAGCGACGCTCAAGTTGGTCATTCCGTTGGCGCAGGAAGTCCAGCTCAAGCTTGTCGCGGCTCATCGCCTTTTCACGCCGCTCCTTGCGCTCCTGCTTCTCACGGCGACGTCGCTCGCGGATCGCGTCACGATCATCGCCGCCATGCTCATCATCGCCTGACGTAGCCGCCATCGGACGCTCGTCCTCGATGATGGTCAGCTCCTCCGAGCCTTTCTGCTCCTCGTCGTCCTCAATCAGTACTTCATCAGCCATGGTCTATCTCCTCTCAGATAAATGCGCGGATGGCGAGCGGGTCGCCGGTAACCTTGCCGATGATGTCAAGGTCGTTGAAGATCACAAACAGCGCTGAACCAGCGTCGCCCAGAGGCACCTCCCAGCGATCGCCGCCGTACTTGGCGACGCGAACAAACTCGCCAGGTTGACACCACTCGCCCTCGGGCCAGGTCTCCTGCGTGCTACGGTTCTTGAAAGCCAAGGGGCCGAGGCTCACCACGCGAGCCACCTGCGTGTTCCACTTCTCGGTATCCTTGGTGCCCGCATCCAGGATGATACCGGAGGCGGTGCGCTGCTTGGGGTTGCGGATCTGTACCAGCACTCGGCTGCCGAACGGCTGGACACCAGGATCGGCGTCCGGGAAAGCTTCGGCAAGTGACTGCTCAGAGATCAGGGTCGTCATCACGTTCCTCTTTGACAAGGTTGATTAAAAGTTCCACGGCCATCTCAAGACCGTGGATGACACCAGAGCGATGACCATATTCAAAGGCATCGCGGAGGTTGGGTCTCTGAAGGGACTCCAAGGCGTAGGCCTTTTGGAGCTCCTTCAGTCTGTTCAGGAGGGCTTGTTCGATCACGGATTAGGGTTGATGCCGGTCCCAGTTGATACAGCCACGCGCTCACCAGACGCAATCTCAGCAGCTGCGAGCTTCATCGCGGTCTCGTTATCCGATGCGTTCATCTCCATGCGGGCCTGGATGTCCGCGCTGTGGCGGCGATCCTCGGCCTGCTGCTTGGCCATCTCGACGGTGGCCTGCTCTTGGCGAGCGCGCTGCTTGTCCTGCAGCTCAGCCATCAGCTTCTGCATCATCAGCTCGAGCTGCTGCTGGCCTTGCTGCAGCTTAGCCATGGTCTCCTGCTGCTTGAGCTGCTGGTCGGCCTGCGACGCCTGCAGCTTCTGCGCTTCAAGCTGCGCCTGGATCTGCGACTTCTGCTGCTCGAGCTGAAGCTTTGCCTGATCCGTCTGTGCGCGCTGCTGCAGGGCCTGCTGTTGGATCTGCGCGTTGAGCTGCGCCACGGCCATCTGGTTGTCGGGCGGGAACTGCGGCTTGGCCATCTCCTGAGCTTGCTGGTCGGCCTGAGCCATGAGGCCCTCAAGCCCTTGGAACTGCTGCTCGATCAGCCGCTGCACCTGCTGGATGACGTCGGCTTGCGCGTTGCCATCGTCCTCGGCCAGCTGGCCCGCCTCAGTAGCCTGCGCCACGCTCTTGTGCGCCTCGACCATGTAGTAGTTCAGGAGGTGGTCGCGCAAGTGCAGCAAGATGGCTGGCAGGTAAGCGCGCAGGATGACCGGGTTCTGCCCCATGAGAGGCGACTGCAGGAAGGCCAGGTGGACCTTGAGGTGGGCTAGGTGGTCCTGCTTGGGCAGCACGTAGACCGGGCGCCCCATCGATGCGGCCACGTTCTCGCTGGCCGGATCCATGTCGTCCTTACCAGGCATCGGCTGCAGTAGGTCGTCGTTAACCTTCAGCTGACGCAGGAACAGCTCCTCCACCTTTCGCAGGTCGTAGAGCTGTGGCAACATGGCGGCGCGCTGCATAACGGCTTGCACCTGGGCGAAGCGCTGCGTTTCGCTGAAGACATTGGGGTCAGACACCGGGATGACGTCCAGCGGCCCATCAAAGTCATCAGGGCGGACATCGACCTCCTCGCCCAAGCAGCGCTGGACAATCTCATCCGTCAGGTAGGCGCTGTTCAGGCGGTGCAGGATCTTGAGCACGCGGCTCATGGCCGAGTGCAGGCGGGCGTGGATGGAGCTGAACACCACCATGCCCTGCTCGATCAGGGCGACCGTCGTGCCTACAGGCATGTTCGGGTTCTGGTCGCTGAGCTTCTCAAACGATGTCTGCACAACGCCTTTGCCAGCGTCCACCAGGAAACCAAGCAGCTGGAACAGCACCGGGCTTGGCGGGTTGAACGGCATCGGCATGGCGATCTTACGAACGTCGTCCACATTGATGCCGCCCTCAATCTCAACCACCTCAGTCGGCTGGACGTTCAGGGTCTGGCCGTTTGGACCGCCCTTCAGCTTGAGCAGGGTCGGGATGTTCTGGATGTGAGCTGAGTCCAGCAGCGCCCGCATGGCGCCGGTAGCTGCGCCTGACAGGCCGCCGATCATGTGGGTCAGGCCGATCGGGTAGGCACCGCGCCACGGGATGAAGGGGAACTCGACGATCCAGTCCAGCTCCTGCTTGGCCTCGTCATCCGGCTCCCAGTTACGGTAGAGGCTCAGCGCCCGATCTGTCGACTTGTCGATGCTCAGGATGTAGGGCTCAGGGCCGTCGCCAAAGTCAAGGTGCGTGTAGACCTCGAAGATGGTGCGCAGCCCGTCCTCGTTGTAGGAGGACAAGGTGCGCCCTTCGATCTTGTCATTGGCTATACCAGCGCGCGAGTACTCAGGCTCCTCCGGGGTTGGGAGGTCGACGTCGATGTACATGCCGCTTCGCACGCGGCGCTGGTACTCAAATGCCGTGATGTACTGCACATGCGTCTTGCGCTCGGCGGAGTAGAAGTTGGTGGCGGCGAACGGCAGATAGACGTCGTCAATCGGCACGAACTCGCTCAATGGGCGCTTGTGCTGTGGCGACCACATGAGCTTGAGGTACTGGGCTCCGCCTAACGGAAGCTGCGTGCTCAACTGCTCGAGCTCGCCCTTGAACTCAGGCATCTGCTCGGTCGTCTGCCAGTTCATGAACTCAGCCTTGCGCTCGGCTTTTTCCAGCTTCTCCTTCTCCATCTCGCCGACGATCTTAGATCTGACCGGTCCGTTGGGCGGGAAGATCTCCTTCATGGCGCGGGCTGAGAAGTCGATGCAGGCCTCGATGAGCATCGGGTGGACAACCTTGTTGGCGCCGCTGAACTGCGCGCCACCTGGGGCATCGTCACCCAGGCCGGTGCGGCGCAGCCCTTCCTCGTACAGCTCATCACGCTTCTTACGGGCGTCCTTGTCCTTGCTGATCTTCTCTAACAGGTCATCGACGGCGTCGCCCAGGATGTCCTGGTCAACGTCCTCGACGATGTTGGCGAAGTGCTCAAGGTTGCGGTTCAGGTCCTGCTCGTTCTCGAGCCGGATGATGGCACCGCCGTCCTCGGTCTCCTCGACCTCCATGTCTTCCAGCTGATCCTCGATGTCAACCATCGCGCCCGCTTGCGCAGGTGGTTGGGCTTGCTGGGCTTGAGGCTGCTGGTTAACCATAAATCTCGCTCGCTAGTTGTTGGGCCATCTGGTCGATCCGACCGGCATCAAAATCGATTATACCGCCTTGTGCATAGCGGGCTACCTGCTCATGCCGCTTGACCATGCCACCCTTCGCAAAGCCTTTAGGCTGAGGGTTGGAAGCCCACTTGCTGATGTGGTCAGCCATGGCGTAAAGCTCGTCGGCCTCAGGGCGGCTGGAGCGCCACTTGGTGACGGCATCACGTACGCGCTTGAAGCTGTTCGGGCCTGGCTTCAAGCCGCTGACAAAGTCGGCGAGCTGCTGACCGCCTTCGGAGAAGGCAAACCCGGCTGGTGCCTGCGGGATGCGCAGCGGCGGCTCTGTGCCGACTGCATCGGGGGCTTCACGCTGCCAGTCCGTCAGCCGGTCGGTCATCGGGTTGTACCAGTGGCTCAGGCTTGTCGGATCTGCCGGCGTGTACTGGAACGGCTGCTCGCCCAAGGTGTCGGCGCTGAACTGCCGATAGGCGAAGTTCGAGCCGGCATTGTAGTCCGGCTCCGCCATCACGACCTCTTCCTCCTCGGCCTCAGGCTCTGGCGTCGGCGCAGGCTGCGCAACAGCAGCGGGAGCTGGCGCGGGAGCCGGTGCTTCCATCTCGGCCTTCAGGTGGCGCAGCAGGGCAAGGTTCTGCGCGGCGGTCCCGGAGTACTTACCGCCGAAGACGCGCTCATACAGGGCTTTGCGGTTGGTGCGGCTGGAGTCCATGCCGTTGGCCTTCAGGAAGTCCACGATGCTCAGCGCGTTGCGCTTGACCTTGCCGCCTTTGTTGTACTTCTGCGTCAGACCGACCAAACCACCCGCAGCAAACCCGGGCTCCTCCCCGGTGGCGCGCGCCATAGCTTCGTCCAGCTCTTTCTGAGTATAAAAGCCGGGCGCAACGCCACCGTATTCGGCTGACCCGCGCTTGCCGAAGCTGCCTTCAGGATAGATCTGAATAAGCCCCGCGTTCTGCAGGTCCTGGACGTCGCCCCAAGTGCCTGAACGCACAAAGTCCTGGACGAAGGGGAGGTACTCTGGATCTGGAGCTTTGTTGCTCGGGCCTTTGATTTGGACGATGTCGTACATAGGATTTGCAGCCGAAGCAGCTTGTTTTGCGAGAATTCTTTCAGCCGATTTCGGGGCAATCAGCTGTATTAGCTCGTTGCCCATCTCCTGTGCTCTGTCTGGGTCTATGTGCCGACCCGCTGTCGCAGCCCAGTCATCAAGATACTCGTCGGCCGTCATTCTTGCCCCAAGAATATCCTGCGACCTTTCTGCAAAGGCCTTCAATTCGGTTGGATCAGCCTGCGCCCGTATGGTCTCCACCAAATCATACGCTCTGTCATACCCTGCAAATGGGCTTGCAGGGACTGGCTGCATCTCAATCGTCGTATACGGTCTGCCTTCCGCGTCGCGCAGGCTGAAGATGCGTGAGCGACCTTCGATCACATCAGGGCAGTACCCACCCACGCAGTGCTGCATGACCTCGCCTTCGTACTTGAGGGCGTCGGCTAGAATAGCATTCTTAGCATGGCGTTCAGCATCGGCTTTAGACACCGGACCAACGCCGCCGCCATAATATCCTTGCCTATCAAAAGTAACAGAGCCCTCTGGTACTAATTCTGAAGGTTTCAACTCAACCCACCGCATGCCGCGTGGGTCGTCGGGGTACTCCTTGAACAGCTGCGTGGCCGCGTTGTTGGCGCGGACGCGGTCGGCCTCGGCTTTCTGGACGGAGCGCCAAGCGTTGATCTCGTCCACGCGGCGGACTGCGTCGGCGATGTTCAGCTTGCCGAGCTTGTCAGGATCGATCAGCAGGTTCGCCGGCAGGCCGGACTCAGGGTTGAGCGCGTTGGAAAGCTCGTCAACGAGGTGGCTGAAGCCGAGGTCTTCGGACAGGCGGCCGGCTTCGGTCAATGAATAAACTGGCGTCTCCGGCGGCACCTTAGCGAGCCAGGGGTTGTTTTCCAACGCATTATTAGATCCAACCGTCACAGGCACCCAGTCATCCGTGGTGCCAAGGTACGCGCCGGCTTTGGTTGGGCTTACCGCAAAGTCAGATGCGCGCTCCCACTGCAGGGCCTGCGGCGAACGGGCAACGGTAGGGAACTGCTCGCCGCCTAGGTGCACCTGTCGATTGCGGAACGGCAGCTGCGTCGGATCAACGTGCAACCCGCTCTGTGCCTCGATCAAGGCGCGCTCTTTTCGAAGATCACGGATCCGTGCTTGTGAGGCCGTCATCATCTCAGGGGTAAAGCCGCGTTGCGTACGGGCGCGCTCCATGTCGGCGACGGCCTTGGCGATCTGTGCGTCTTTCGCAGCCAGCAGGTCCGCCTTCTCCTGCTGGAAGGCCTCTGCGCGTAGCCTGATCGGGTCGCGCTCGGTTGCCATCTCGTTCTTGATGTACTTCGCAAGCTTCTTGTCGAGCCAGGTGTTCATGGCGTCAGCCTCAGTCAAACGCTCTTCGCTAAGCGGAACACCATTTTCTCTGGCGATGCGAACTAAGTCCTCGTCGCGCTTCATCGGCTTCACCGCTCTCTCAACCGAGCCAGCTAGCCAGTTGCCGCCAGGCTCCTTGATGATCTGGGTGCCTTGGAGCTTAGCGGGTAGGTCGTCGTCACCGAAGTACTTTTTGGTCAGGCGGCCGATGCTGCCTCCGCCAAAGTAGCCTTTCTCGCCTGGGAGGCCATAGACGGAGATGAGGTCCTCAATACTGCGTTGCGTACTCCAACCGCTATCGAAGGCCGCAGGGGCGCCCTTTTTGGTAAACACCGGGTAGACAGCTGGCAGCTCAGCGTCGAACATTAAGTCTGACGCATATCGTTCACCCAGCCTCGCCTTTATTTCCTCATACTCGCGCTTGGTGGCACCTGCGTTATAGCCCTCACGCGGCGGTTTCATGAGCCTATTGTAGACATAATTGCCGGCAAGCTCCTCAGGTGTCATGTTATCCGCCCCAAGCAGGAGGCGCATGGTCGCTGAGTCATTATTGTCCTTCATGAACGCGAGCTCAGGGCTCGGCTCGATGTAAGGGTAATCTGAGCGCCCTGGTCTCCGTTTGCTCGCAAACCACAGGGCTCGGCTGGTATCCCAACCGGCTTGGTCCAGGGCGGCCAGTCGTTCCTCGTTGGTCATATCCTTGAGGATGCTGGCAGGTGGAGGCGGGGCGGCATCGTTAGCTTCAGCCAAGCGCTTTGCGACCAGGTACGCCTTCAGCTGCGTATCGATCTCCTTGCGCATGGGTTTTCCCTTGCCTTTTGCTGCCAGCTCAACCAGTGTTTTTAGAGCCTTACCTGCCATGATGGCCTCCTACGTATCCGCCTCGTGCGTACGCAGCTTCCTCACCTGACAGGTAGCGGAGAACCCTTGGGTCCTTGACCAGCACGTTGTTTCCAATGAAGAGCTCGCGCATAGAATCACTCATGCCAAGCTCAGGGTATCTCTCCTGCAGCTCTTTCATCTCAGGGAGGTAGTCCCAGGTCTGACCGCCTGGGTCGACGATGTTCTCCACCATGATGCTGCGCACCTCAGGGTCGCGCATCCCAGCCTTGAACTTCCGAGACTTCGGGAAGAACTCGTTCCAGAACTGACCGCCTGCGTCAAGCACGAGCTCGGGCTCCTCCACCAGGTCCGCCGGGACCAGCACTGAGCGGGCACCACCGTGACGCCAGACATAGGTGTCGGCGGTCTTGGGGTTATCGGTCCACCAGGTAGCACCCTTCATGGTGTTGATCATCTTGTTGCTGGCGGGCTCAGCCATCCGCACGCCGGCGAGTTGCTCAATCTGGCCGTCCTTGTCGATCACAGGGGCTCGGATGCCGCGGTAGAGGCGCTTGACCAACCCACCACCCGCAAATCGCTGAGGCATCAGCTCATCAGCACGGTCCTCGATGGTGTTGATCAGGCCCTCGCGGTCCTCGAACAGAGCCCGGAGGATGCTCTCCCGCTCGGCGTTGATGTCTGGGTCCGTGATAACGGCGCTGGGTGGCGGGTAGTGGGCAAGGAGCTCGTCGAGAGCTCGGTTCCTGGCGCGATCACGGTCGCGGGCCAGCAGGTTGGCTACCTCAGCCCTTGCGTCCGACCACCTTGGCCTTGGCCGCGGGAGCGGCAGGTTCGGTCCGGTGTACTCAGCGCGCGGCACGTTGTTGATGACGTCGGAGCCCGCGCCGGCCTCAGATGCGTAGAGCATAGCAGCAGGGCCCATGCCGTAGCCAAGCAAGCGGGACTTCATCGTCGCCAGCTCAGCCAAGCCCTCAGGGCCTAGCATGCCGACAATGGGACCGACGTTCTCGGTGTAGAGCTCGCCGAGGTACTTGGGGCCGTGCTCGCGGATAACTTGGAGGGCTGTGCGCATGGTGCTTCCTACGCGGCGTATGGGTTGCCGCTATTCTTGCGGATTGTAACGCGGTCCTCATCCAAGCGATTGCTTTCACGCAGCCCTAAGAAGCCGAGGTCCTTGAGGTAGCGCAAGGCCTGCGTCATCGTGTCGACCATGTCATCGTGCGCGTCATTCGGAAACCGGCTGACCTGGCGCATGAAGTCATCGGCCCAAGTAACCCAGCACTCAGCCTGCTTGGACTCCGGAAGCCAGACAAGGCCAGCTTCGATGATCGGAGCCACGACGTGGGCGCGCGCCACCTTGTCGGCGTTGCCTGGGTTGTACTCAGCCACTTGGATCTTGCCGCGGCGCAGGTCCTGCAGCAGGCTCTGGCCTGAGCCCTTCTTCTCCACGAGGATGACGTCAGCGGCTCTGGCGTTGTTCATCGGGTCCTTCGGGTCGCCGGCGTACTTAGCGGCCCAGTCCTTGATGACGCGGTTGCGGAGGTCTGGGTACTCGAGGTGCTCAGCCCAGCAGTCCAGCAGCAGGACGTTGTAGACGCCTTGGTCCTTGAAGACACCCCACACCGTGCAGGCTGTCGGATCGCCATGGGTTTCCTTGGTGAAGGCGGTGTCGTAGCTTTGGATGACGTACTCCAGCTGCGGGATCGGCTTGCCGTTGGGCCACAGCTCAAACCACGCCGTCTTGATGATGCCGCCACCTGCGGGCGTAGGTCGTTGCTGCAGCTGACCGGCAACGCCGTACTCACCGAGCTGCGCCTTGAGGCCGGTGAGCTCAGCCTCGCCGAACCGGTCGGGCCAGAGCAGCTCACCTTCCTTCTTCCGACGATCATAGGACCCAAGCTTCGTGGTGCGACGCGTGCCGTCGAACTCAGCTGGTAGGCAGAGGTGCTCCCAGCCGCCTAGCTCGAGGATCCGACCGGACACATCCTTCTCATGGAGGCGCTGCATGATGGTAACCATGGCGTCGGTCTTCGGGTTGTTGAGACGTGTGCTCCACACCATGTCGAACCACTCGAGGGCTGTCTCACGGATGGCTTCGGACTGCGCGTCCTGAGCGCCATGCGGGTCGTCCAAGATCAAGCGGGAGCCGCCTTCGCCCGTGGCCGTACCGCCGACGGACGAGGCGATGCGGTAGCCGGTCTGATCGTTCTCGAACCGGGTCTTCTGGTTCTGATCGCCGGCGAGCTGGAAGCGGTCGCCCCACCGCTCTTGGAACCATGGGCTCGTGATGAGCCGCCGTGCCTTGAGGTTGTCGCGCGTGGACAGGATGCCGGAGTAGCTGGCGCACAGGTACTTCTCATGTGGCCGGTGGATCCACTCCCAACAGGGCCACATGACGGCAACGATCGTGGACTTAGCGTGACGCGGCGGGATGTTGATCAGCAGCCGTCGGATCTGGCCCTTGGAAACCGCCTCAAGGTGCTCACAGATGATCTGCAGGTGCCAGCCGTCGGTAAACGGCACACCCGGCTCGACGACCTGCCAGGCCTGTTGGACGAAGGAATGGAGTGAACGCTCAGCCGCGCGCTTATCCTGCTCAAACCGCAGGGCCGCTAGAAGCATGCTAGGATGAGCCATGGGGTACGCAGAGCGCGTCGAAGCCAGTTGAGCCATTAGAAGCTATGTTCCAATATCACCGAAGGCCTAATTGGCCTTCTCGAGGAGCTGGATCAAGGTGCCAAGCTCGTCGTCGGTAAGGCCCTTGAGCTGAGCGATGTCGAGCTTGGCGTTGACGACCTTGCCGTCGACCTCAAGCTTGGAAGGCACCTTCCGATGCGAGTACTCGAGGATCGCCTTCGCGGCGTTGATCCGATCGCGCGGGTCGAAGGTGGGGGTGCGGTAGACCGAGGCAAGGAACTCCAAAGGCGTCTGCCCCGACTGAACGACCCATCGAGCTTCGACGGTCTCAGGGGGCGGCGCCTCGGCCATGGCCATGAGGTCCTCAAGGGTAAAAACAGGAAGTCGTTCGGGCATGGGATCGTAGTTATCACAAGATGTTGAGATTGTACACTAAGAACAGCCGCCGCTATGCCGGGGGAGATGGACCGCGGCGAGGTCGAAGGGCCAAAAAGCTGAGTGGAACACGCGAACATGGTAGAAAATAAATACTTATTCTATGATGTTCCTAAATTTCTTAATTAAATCAATCTCTTAACATCAGAACACGAGAACATGTATAGTCTATAAGAAAAAAAATTTTTGCATGCTAAATAATTAAGGTTGCAGACTTAACTAATTAGAAAATTACCGGTCGGCTTGTCTAGATAGGACAATTTTTGTAAAAAAAGAAAAAGGCCCATGTTCGCGTGTTCTGATGTTCAAAGTGACTTAAACCCTTGGTTCTAAACAACAATTTCTGTAAAAATTAAGTTTGCGGCGTGTTCCAGCACATGTTCTGGGCCCTTTTTGATTAAAAAATAGTCAGCTTTTGAGGCCCCGTGCGGAGAGTCGTTGCTATATGTACCGCCTTGCGCAGTACATTTCGGTGCA